TGGTTGGAAATTGAAATGTAGAATTGTCGGAAGTCATTTTGATTTCGATGAAATACTTTATTTGTATTAATAAATATTACTAACTTCTTATATCAATTTTTATATATTTAATGTGAAATAATGTAATAATGTAAAAAAATAATAAAGAATTATTTAGGTTCCTTGTAAAATTTATCAAACCATACTTGTCCAACTTCTTTAGATGCTTCCTCGCTAGTAATATTATTATTAATAATTTCCCCGCGCATTGATAGAAAATACTCTAGGCTATCGAAATCAAAACCTACTTCTTTTGTGACCATATCAAAGAGCATCGGATATCTTTCAGTGAAGAACTTAAATTTTGCATCCTCTGATATGCTATTTACTATATTAGCGTGTGTTTTTTTCCCTGCATTCTCTTTAATAATACTTCTAATATCTCTTACAATCGTGCGAATACTTTCATTATCTAGACCATCGCTTACAAAATCGGGAGGTGTACCATCATCTACTTTAGCCTTCTTGCTATTGTTCGCTGCTCCTCCTAATTCTCTTTTTTTAGAACTCATTTATTATTACTATATTTTATATATATATTACGTGAATTCTCCTTATATTATTTACTAACTTAATATCTTAATTTTTATTCCTTCTATTGTAATAGAATAAATACAAAAAATGAAAAATGAATTAATGTATTCGGAGTTAGATTATAGCCCTAATGTTAAAGCCCCAGAACCATTAAAAAATGCAGGGCTATACACAGGAGACGTATTATTTGATAAGAAGGCTTGGGGAAACAATTATGTATTCCCTCGCACTGAACCAAATGCAGTAGCATATAGTTCGCATTTTTATGCGAGCCACCACATACCTTCATATAATAGACCTGGTAATAATAGCATTTCAAGCAATGATTATAAAAAATATAATGTTCCTACTGGCAATACCAGTGATGCTAGCACTACCAACGTTTATAACTTTACTTGTCATACTAATGACGTATTGGGTTGAGGTTTCTTAATTAAATCCTTGTGTTTTACGAGGAAGTCGCATATATATTTGTAAGTTTCATTAACTTGTTCAAATGTAATACCACCCGTAATCAATACGCTCCCGCTTTCAAATAATGCTCCTGTGACCTTTTTGCATTCTCCAATATTTTGCCCAGTTCCTTTACCATAACAATACTTCGGACACGAGCATATCCCGTTCTTATTTTTATTATTAATATTCCAAAAATATTCGAGCTTTACGCCTTGATATATACCTGGTTGAAAACTGCATTTATTATTATGCTGGTCATTAATAAATAATTTATGGACTTCTTTCCGCCTGATTTCGAACCCTTTCTTTAACTCGGGGTCAGAATAAACCTTGAAATCCGTATTAATCATCCTTATTTTGAAGTTTTGATACTTTAAATCTAATTTATAATCTGGCTCAGTATTTGCAATAATACCTTTATCAATATTGTGATATATTTCCGAAATATCATTAATAATATGATTAACAATATGCTCGGTATCCTTGATATCTTTGATACCCGTTAATTGTATATTGCCGTTTTTAAATATTTTAACATTAGGTATATACTTGTCGCTAAACTTATAAATAATTGTAACCTGATTATCAAACCTGTTCTTCTTCAGTGTATTCTTTTTGCTTTTCCTCCGCTTTTTAGGATATACGCCCTTCGACGCATCAACCCCATTTTTCATAAATTGAACCCATACAATGCCCTTATCGGCACCTTCTATGATGTTCTCGATTACCTTGATATTATCAAATAATATCCCGAGATTAATGTTAATATTATTACCAATGTTCGCATTGCAAGTTATCGTAGAAATTCTGTAAGGAGAAAAGTAAATAGTTTCAGTCATCTCTTTTATTTGCAAGTAGTTATTAGCACACATATAAAAGAATATATAATCTTTATATCATTTTTTTATATTTTCTGAGAAACTATTAAACTTAATTTGTTATCTATAGAGTTTTTAGTTTTTTTATTGTTATTATTGTTATTTTGATTGTCTAATTTGATGTGCATATTATCTGTGATATTTTTGAGATACGAGGTATTCACAACTTCGTAGCTAAAGTTCGTCGATATCATAGGTGGGAGGTTTAAAATATATGTCTTATCATTTGTATAGTGTCCCTTGCGAAACTCTTCGATAGTCATCGGTCCGTTAAATATCTTCAATAAAAATCTAGAGGGCGCTGGTCGAATTGGATGCGTAAAGCCGTAATGTTTGCTTAGCATCTGTATCAAACTATTAATCTCCCATACTTTGTCGCTCCCGCAATGAGAAGAAAAATTATAGGCATTTGCGCATTCGAGAGAACAAAAATTGCCAAACAATATATAGGTATCTGTTTTAATATTGTATTTGTAAGGCATCCCGAAAGTCCTATTATCAATCGGGTGGCAGCACCAGTAGCAATTATTATTAGAGTTTAAGAAGTCGTCCTTCGGAGATACTTTTAAAGAATACTCGCTATTATTATTATCAAATATAATGTTATCCTGTATGGTGCTATAGGTATTGTTTTCATTTATATAAAAGCAATTTGGTTCATAAGGCTCGGGAAACTCGGTGATTGTGTTGTTTTCGGTGATGTTCAATTTATTTATTTGAGCAGTTGATAGAGGCAATTGCAATATAATGTCCTCATTATCAACGACGGAGATGTCTTTAATTATTGTATTCATCAAATTCTTTTTCTTCTTAGGGTCGCTTGCACCTCCACTCGCCTTATCATCTATTACTTTCGCTTTACGAGGCATTTTAGCGATGTCTTATATTATGTATATATGCGTTTATTATTTATATAATATTATTGGTTTTGGTAATCATACTAATCAAAGTAGTTTTTGAAATATGATATCTGTTTGATTAAAGCATCATTCATATTATCTGTGGGGTTTTTAATACTCGCAGTCTCAAACTTAACGTCGTTTTTAGCAGATATACATTTCATTTTTATCTCCTTAATCTCGTTATTAAGCGAGTTTATGGTATCTATCAAATATTTAATAATGTATCCTGATAATAAGATTAGTATTAATACTAGTAAATCCATTTTCTTTTTATTAAAGATGGATATAAAAATTATCTTAATGTAATACCTTCATACATTCATGCCTTCATACCTTACCTCGACCACATAAAATTACCGCCACCTCCAACGACAATTGAGAATACGTTAATAACCTTCGAATATATTATTATATCAAAATTAACATTTGTTTCATTCGTCGTTTTATAATCTACGCCTTGCTTTCTCATTAATTCAAATAAATAGTTGTATTCTTTTCTCTTCGTTATATCTTTTTGGCTATCTTGATTACCTTTGTTCTTAATATTGATAAACAAAGACGTATCAATCATTTGATTGTTGTATGACCCTGCTGCTACTATTTTTTCAGGGAATAGCGAGAAAGAATAGCAATATATTCCAGTGCGCGGAATGTTGGTGTGATGTTGGTATGGCTGAATATTGTTATAATAATAGGCATCTTCGTCTGTGCGGGTTATGGTTTTCGCCCATTTAATCTGCGCAGTATCCAATATACCCATATTTTCATTATAGACGTGCGAAGCAGTATAGTTATCATATATGTTGAAATTTATCTCTATATCTGTTCTACGTAATACCCATATTAATTCTTTAATGTGATTATATGAACTAGTCAAAGGGAAGTCTGTTCCGTTCGCAGTAATTGGCATTGCATTTTTATCTACTTTCACATAATCTACAACATATTTGATATTACCACTTATTAACGAGGAACTCCTATAATTACTATCGAGGAATATGTAATTAACATCTAATTCGCAGTTAATAAAACTCCCTCTATTTACAAAATTCGCAATGGTAATGCTATTCGATGCTCCATATATACTATTATAAAAAACAGGGGCTACATATAATTTGAGTTTGTCGCACCATACCTGATATAACTTCTCGACGCTAGCAACCTCTATTTCAATCTTCAAATCTTGCGTCATTAATTTATATAATGGCAACGCTAATGATGGATTTCGCGTAAACCAAAAGTTTAATGGAACTTGCAAACGTCTCCCTTTTATGGATGGATTTAAAGCGTCCCTTACTTTATCGGATGTGGGATATATGTTGTTATACAATACATTGTTTCTAATAATATATCGAGTATTATTATTATTCGGAGATACATACTCTGGTATGTTCCCGACTAATTTATTATATTCATAGTCGTCCTTCGTAGTTAGTTCATTCCATACGTTCATCCAATCGCCATATATCTCATCTAACGTGGTTCCTCCTAATGTTATAGTAGCCCTTTTAATAAAGATATGACCTACGTTTTTAATCCATCTAAATCGATGCGTATCAGTTGAAAAGATGTCGGGGAGGTTAAAAGAGATATATATATTACTAACTAAATCACCATAGCGTTTTATAGTAAAATTAATAATTGTATTTAGAGCTTCGTTATCTAGACTGACTGAAGAGTTGCTATCTGCAGGTAAATGAATGTTTTCCATTGAAAAATTAACGTGTTTGTTATATACATATTTATAGTAATTGATGCAAGGGCTTATATTAATATACGAATCCATTTGCCCTTGTAATACTAATTGTGTTAAACCGCCGCCCATTTTAATATATTATATTATGATACTTTAATAATATCTTATATATTAAAAACATTAGATACGCATTAGCCGCAATGCAGTTATTAGTCATACCCTGATATAAAACTTACTAATTTTTCATATGTTCTCTCATCTTCAAAGGATGCTACGATAGTAGGAGGGTTTGTTGAATTGTCCACTATAACAATTGTGGGAAAGCTCGTAATATCCATACTACGAACGCGGTCTATGTTATCCTCCCTGTTGTATTTATTGAGTGATACTTTGTTCCAATTTTTGTTTTTAAGACGTTCCCATATACCCGATTTATTGAATTCTATACAATGCCCGCAATTCTCCATATAATAGTATTCGACGCTGTAATTATTATTATTATTAAAAAATTGTTCTTGTATTCTTTGCCTGTTCGATATTATAATAGCGAATACAAGAACGAACGCAATAACTATTACGTAATTTAATGACATATTGAACATACCAGAAGTCTTTCTCTTGCTACTAGCGCTAGCAGCGCTGCTATTTTTAACCATATTATTCTAACATAATGATATATTATTAAATTATATTGCTAATAATCTCTGAACAATTATTATATTTTTTATAAATTGTTTCTTTAATAGTTTCATTATCATAAGTGAATGCTATATAAGTATAAAAGTCTGTAATATTATTACGAATAATATTATTTAAAAATGCTTCAAACAAACTATGTTTTATTAGAATAACCCGATGATCCAATGCGTCATAGTTAATGGTCGCGATGGCATCTACATCAACGACATATACGCTAAAATCCTTATTTTCCAATAACCTTTTATACTCCTCTATATCATCATTGCACACTACAATTGTCCTATATATTAATTTAGTTTTGTAAATATTATCTAGTTCCTCCACAAATTGATTTTTTAAATCTAATTTCATATATTATAATATATTATATCATAATATATATATATAATTTTTATATGATATGTATATGATATGTAATATTATTTATATATAAGATTATTTAATATATTTAGTATTATAATGGATGATAAAGTAATCAAAATAAATCTAGCTATTTTTCAAAACAGATATAATAATATTATAGAAGTTCCAGAAAATATCATTAGTAAGGCTGAAAATCTCAAGAAATCGTGCAATTGTTTTAATTCATTCTATGACCCCAAGATGATATGGGAAAAGAAGTTATTTAATAAAAAAGAAAAACACGCAATTAATAATGCAAATGGTAATAATAGCAGCAGCAGCGTAAATAATAAAAGCAGAGTTCATATTATTATACCAGATTTCTCTGATATTTCAAATACTAAGAGGACGCTCATCGGATATTTAAATAAATTAACAATTAAGAATAAAGAAGTAATTTACGAGAAAATCAAGGATATTATTCATAATAACGCTACTGAGGAGGTCTTTCTAATTATTTGGTCTTATATCAAAGCAACTGGAGTAGCGAAGGGAACAGAAGCAGCGAAGGGAACAGAAGCAGCGAAGGGAACAGAAGCAGCGAAAGGGACGGGAGGAACTGGAGTATCGGATAGCGATAATAATTTATATATTAGATTGCTTGAATACTTTGATGCAGAATTCTCAGAATGTATTATTAATAAATTATGGGAAAGTTATAAAAAAAACAAGGAATGGTTGCCCCCTAAATATATATTTGATAATAACCTGCTATTACTTAATAACGAGTATGAATTATATTGCGACTATATTAAGTGGAAAAAAGGTATTCATAATTTAAATACCTTGTGGGTTAAATATAAACCCAACTATATCCCCCTCTTACTAAATGATATATATGAGTATATGACGAATTGCATTAATAATCCAACGATACACAAATATATTATAGATATTTTTATGGAACAGATACTAAAGATACTGAAAAATTATAATGATACTTCAATCATCGACAAAATAAAACGGCTAGATATTAAAACATTCGAAAGTTCCACCAAATTTTTAATATATAATATTATAGAAAAATAAATAATTTCTATTATTATAGTATAGAGAAATAATGAAAGATACCGATACTACTTTGTCTTTTTATAGTAGTGTATTTATACAATTAATATTTGTAATATTGCTTGTAATAATTTGGAGTTATATTTATAAGTTAGAAAACATTGGCTGTGTATGTTCCGAGCATAGCAACAAGGAATTTATTAAGACTTTTACTATAGTCGCCTTAGTATATTTCTTTATTACTGCGTTTATACCAATGAAAACTATCGCTAAAAATATGGGAAGTGGCGTAGTTCAATTATTAGCGTTCGGAACATTCATATTCTTCCTCGCGTTCGTAGTATATATATATTATTCTTTTGATTATGTTCGATATCTAATGAATGAGAAGTGTAAATGCTCGGAAGACCTGCGTCGTGATATTATCGCGATAGGAACTATGATATCCCTGTTCTTATTCATAATATTACTTTTCACTATAATAATCATCCCTATCTTAATAAGCACTTTAACTAACTTAATCGTTAAAATTCAAGATTTTGAAAGCGAAGTTGAGGAAGTTATCAAAAATCCCGTTAAATCTATCCGCAATACCCCTAGCAGAATATTCAAGTCAACCCGCGATATTGGATCATTCGTCAAGAGCACTGCCACTAAACTTACAAAGGTGAAGAAAGGAAAGAAGTAAGTAATGCAAATAATGCAAATAATGCAAATAATGCAAATAATATAAAAAATATATAACAATTATTTTTATTCATTATCATATGATACTATACCATATGATACTATACTACTACTCATCTCACCTCTCACTATCATCGACAAAGATTTCCTTGATATACGGGGCTAGGATTTCTTCTACAATGATGTCGGGTTTGAACTCGTCATACGTCATAAAGATTTTGAGAAGTTGCTCTGAAAATCCAGATATCATAGCAGTTCCTTCAGTTTTGCAATTAACTGGGAAGGATTGCTTGTGAGACGAATTCAAGTTCCAGAATATAAACTTAGGAGGCGTATAATTCGCTGATTTAAACTTTTTAACAATTGTTTTATACAATGTTTCTACATTGCTATTCTCCGAATTATCAGTGGTAGCCTCGTCAAATTGCATATCAGTGAATATAAATAGTTTTCTAGGCATATCTTCGTCGTTGATATTATTATCCTTGCCATATTTAATAATCATATCGCAAGATTTCTCAAAATCAGTATTATATCCGAAATCAACATCTATTAATGATTTAAAGCAAGTATATAGCGATGGCTCAATGCCTTTCTCAGTATATTCTTTGTATAAATCATCGGGGATAAGAGATACTAATTCGGGGGTTGCACTGAATGTAATGAACTTGTTCTTGAACATTCCTTTGCAACACTGCGATGTAATAATACCAAGCGAAATTGCTACTTGCGCGGGAATACTGCCATTACTAGCAGAAAACATAGACCCTGATAAATCAATAACTGCTAAAGAGTTTCCGAGAATGCCACTGCTTTTAACATTATCTACAATAGTTCTCCATTGTAGCTCTATTGTTTCATTCTCTGAATATTCATCCTGTGTGCTGCGAAGATTAACATAATAATTTGCTAATTCGTGAGGGAGAATACCAGCGACATTAATCTTCGCATCTCCGCTTCTTACTTTAGACAAATAATCGCCATATCTCTCACCATCGTGGATATTAAATGCTTTATGCAGTCTTCTCGAAGCAACACCCGGAACACCTTCGTAATTAATCTTGTCCCACTCATTATTGCACATAAGTGCTTCAACAATATTAATCTTTTTTCTAAGAGGCACGAGATATTCCTTCCTATATTTCTCCATCTTTTTAGCATCGTCTCTCCCATATAGGATTGTCGCAATCTTCTTTGCAAACTGCTTACGCTTGTCATTCCTATCATTTTCGCTAGGTGCCCACTTTGCACAAAGAGATACGTTATTAACCTTTGCCTTTTTATCTTCAGTCGCCTCAGTCGCCTCAGTCGCCTCAGTCGCTTCAGTCGCCTCAGTCGCCTCAGCGCTTTCCCTAATCTCGCTAATCTTCAATTCTGAAAGGTCGTCTTGCAACTTATTCGCAAACAAGGTTAATTCGTAATTCTTGTGGATCATTCCGTCAGTCTCGTTCTCATAGCAAATATAAAGTAAATCTTTCCATCTCCCATATTTGTTAATATATGTAGTGATATTATTCATATAAGTATAAGGCTTATTATCACGCAACCATAGCATCGCTTGATTAGATACTGCTTTCTCTTTCTTTCCTGTAAGCCTATCGCGTCCATTGAAAATAACTGCAATTGTTTTCTCAGGATTAATAGCCCAGCATTCTTCGATATACTTGTGATTTTGCTCCTTCGTAAGAGTTCGCGTATACATCATAAAGTAGTCGATAATGCAACTTCCAGATGTATCCAGTGCGATAGCGCCATTCTCAGTGCAAGTGTATTTAGGTTCGTTTGTCTGCTCCATTGTTAGGTTGTTAATCTAAGTATATAAGGAGGCTTATGTATCAATTTTTATAAATATATATTGTATTTTGATACATATAAATTTTTACTATATAATATAATTTGATATAATATAATATAGGATGCTTTTATATTCACCTTGTAAATTTCAGAAGTCGCGAGTATTATCTTGTAAATTAAACAATGAAACTTATTTGCTTGATAATATACGCGAATGGGTAATTAATCAACAGCCTTCGGTAAATACATCAACCCATTGGTGGTTCAAGGATTTGCCACAAAATATAAATGAACTATTCTTACACGTCTCAAAAAATAGAAAGATTAGTGATATGTTTAGGAAAACATTTGGCAGCGATTACGTTATTGATATATTACACGATATGAACGAGATATATGTATCCCCGCCATCAAATAATAATAAGGACTTTCAAAAAAACGCTTCGGATAACATTTTTTATACTAGGCATATTGACGGACCATTTTATTATATCCCTTTTGCATCTTGCTATAGGGTTATTATAGGTCTCGACAATAATAGAGATATAATGACTATATTCAACATCATCCCCGAAAGCTACATTATAAAAACTGGCGATGTTGTGGGATTTGACTTTCATAGAGAATGCCATTATATAACCCCAATCTTTCGCAGCAATAGCGAGAATATAAGCAATAGCAGCAATAGCAGCAATGTTAGCAATAGCAGCAATAGCAGCAATGTTAGCAATGACAGGTATCGCGTAGTTCTTAAGATACATTATTGCGTATATCCCAGATGGGCAATTGTATTTGGTTTTATTCTAAGCAAACTTTCAATAATGTATAATAAATTATTTAGAGACCTCTTTCTTTTCACTTTGAAACCGCAAAGTAAATCTACAAAATGTTTAGCAAACATTATGATATTGTCTACAAAGGTATATCACGATATAGAATACTACATTGGTAATAATAATATTCAATACATATCACTATTATACTATGTATCTCTTAACACGCATTATAATGTATTTGTGTTCGGTAGTTCATTCATACATTATTTGAGATGGATAGATACTGCTGATAATAATCAAAAAATAAACATTCTTTTCACAAGAGATTACAACTTCTATAAGTTCCTTTATATGTTCCACTACATACATATGTATCTTTCGCATAAGATTGAAGATAGCCCAATGCTGTATGCTGCAGTAGCAACCCCAGTAATATCAATATTATATCTTCACGATTATACTATGTATATACCTAAACTTTTAGAAATACTCTTCACATTTTTTATAGTTATTGATAATACAATTAGCCTAACATATTTTGAATATATATTTATTTATCTGAATATATTATTAAACTATATTCAGCTATTCAAACCATTGGATATGCTAATATGCTAATGGACTTATTGCATATTACCCCCCCCCCTTATTTACAATGCCAATTTTATATATACATATATATAATAATGAGTATACAAATAGGAGACACCTTATTAAAATATAAAACTCATAAAAATGATTATTATATAATAACATATATCGAAGACTACGAAGAATATTTAAATGATATTCTAAATAAAATACATGAGGGTATTATGCCGCATTATATTGGAACACCACCAGCTTTAAGATTTGCTAATGTTTGTGGTAATAACGCTGAATTTATATGTGAAAATTTAAAGCTTGATGGGCTAAAACTTGGTAAAATAATAATTACAGATTGGGTAGAACCCAAAAATGATAGTAAAATAGATACTATATATGGTATTTATGGTTCTGAAGTTTCTACTATAGGATCATCTTACCACGCGTTAGTATATTTAGAAGTATTAGATGAAAATAATAATACCCCAAAATATTATGTTGCAATTGAAACAACTTGTGGTGAAAAATATGATTTACAATTTTATGTAGGTAGTAATAAAGAAGATTTAAATACAATTATAAAAGCACGTTATCAATGTAAAGGATTTAAAATATCTTTTGATTGCAAAAAAGACTGGAACCAAATTGCTAATTCTCATAGTGGCGGAAAACCAAAAATGAGCGTTTTAAATGATAAGACAAGTAAAACGCTTACCCTTAATAATGGTATTCGAGTTATCATAGTGCCTTTGAAAACGAATTTAACTCATATATCTGCTAACTTTTTACTAGGGCATTATCAAGAGAAAGAGAATGAACTCGGTATGACGCATTATTACGAGCATTTACTTGCGCGTATGACCTCGCAAAAATACAAGGATACGAATTATATTAGCGAGGAAATATATAAGCGAGGAGGTATTAGCAATGCCTATGTATCCGATTATGAGATGTGCGTGTATATATCAGGAATTTACAAAGATTTAGATTTTTATATGGATATATTGTCTAATACCATAAATAAATTTTATATTGATAGGAATATCCTTGAAAAGGAAAGAGGAGCGGTTATTCAAGAGTATATGGGATATATATCTGCGCCCGATTATAAGTTTAAATTCAATATCTTCAAGTTCCTATATCCTAAACATTCATTTATAGCCGATTATAAAAAGAAAATTAAATATATTGAAAAGTTTGACTACAAAGCAATAGACGGGTATATTAAGAAACACTTGAACACCAATAATTTTGTTATAACAATAACCTGTCCTTTAAATAAAACTGCGGAGGCTATTAAGAATGTTAAGAAATATTTTGGGGTTATCAAATATAAGAACGTGAAGCCAGTGTATCCCGTTATAAAACATAGTAATACTAATATAAAAATAGTGAATATCAAGAATGACTATAGAGATGATAACAATTTAATTGTAATTCATATAGCGAAGCGTATCGAGTTCCTTTCAGAAGAATACCTAATATTAAATTATTATTTGCAAAGAATATTATTTAATTTTGATAGTGGCATCTTTTATAAAATACTTCGCAAAAAGTTGGGTATCATTTACTATATTGGGTTAGCCGTAAATACCGATAATTACAATGCGGATATGTCATATTACCGAATAATATCTAGATGTCAGCATAAGAATATGCCGCTATTCATTAAAAGTATCATTGATATCCTCGAATGCTATGAACTAAAAGACGAACACCTAGATACTGCTAAGAATTATTTCAAATATTATTATGAAAACAAGAAATTTTATAATCTGACCTCTTTTAATGATGATTATAAAAGCCAACTATTATTTCACAAGGACATCGTAAAAAACAAAGATATTTATAAGAAATTACTATCTATCACCACGAGCCGAATAAAAGAATACTACAAAAATGTATTTGTCAAAGACATATTATCAAAGCATATTCTCTTTTATTACTCAAATCGCAATAGTAATACCACGATAGAACCAATATATAAGAAACTATTACCGAGTGCCAACTATAAAACATATTATATTGCTTAGTATATTGCTTATTGATAATAGAGAACATATAATATTAAATTATTTTATCTTATTAGGATACCATCAGAATAATATAAAATGGACACTGCCTATTTTTACATATATTTATTATTAATATTTACTATAACCATATCATTCACGATAATAAGATGTGTATTTAATATACATACAATAGATATCTTTTTTTACCCAAATGAAGCTAATAATATTCTTGAAAACAAGGTATATTTAATTAGTCATATTTTAGTCAACTTTCTACTAGGTGTGATATTTGGACTTGATATTATATTTGGGATGTTTATAAAAATAATAATATTCGAAGTATATCTTCATATTACTGAGCATTGCGATATCTTCTATGTATCAAAAATGTCTAACTTAATAGTAATCATTGTAATATCATTAGTAAGTTATACTGCAGGAAGTATGATAAATAAGTTGGTATCTAAAGGATAAATAAATCAAATATAAAAAATAGATACATAGATATATATTATACACTATCACATCGTGTCATCCTTACGCACTCATTTTTTCACTTATGATTTTGTCGATGTTTTCGGCATATAACTTGAAGTTAATTGCATTTCGAAGAGGGCATCTGAACTCGAAGGGGTCTGCATTACTAATTTCGTCTTCTTTCTCAGTATCCAGTTGAGTTTGCAAGTATTTAAACAAGCATTTGTCGTGTGCAATAGACATATTGGAGCATACCTTATCGGTTTTTGTAGAGTTGTCAATAAACATCTTGACAATCTTTTCATTGTGCTTAAAGTTAGCAAGGCATATGCAGCAAATATCATTGCGAGTGCTAGAATTCCTCTTGTAATTGCTCATCAAGAATGGGAGGTTTGTTATATCCCATTTAAAGTTTCTGAACAACATCTTATTAAGACGCTCAAACACCTTGCTATTGTATGAAAAATTACCGCTTACGCATCTATTGCTATAATTTCTCATACAAAACTGAGTTTTAAACTCTACAATATCAACCATAATAAGGGTCGATATTTTCTGCTTATTCAGAATGCTCATCTTATCAATGATAGTTCCCGTGTGCTTAGACATAACAACCCCGTGCTTAGATAGAATAAATATATTCGACAGCAAATCTACTTTGCAGAAGGGGGGATGAACATTAGTTCTTCTAGGAACAATTATGTCAAAGTCAAAAGACAACTCGATACCACTATGAACATAAGGGATTTTGCCAATAGTGATTTTGTAGTTGAGCTTCTTGTGCATTTTGATAGGTATCTCAAAATAACACGCGTCTCGAGTAATTGTGATGTCCGAAGATGAAATGTTCGAATAGCCAAATTTATTATTAATTATATCTTGAATGGCTGCAATGAAATTCGAAACATCCTCTTCGCTATACATACAAATATCCATATCTTTCGCTACAAGTGTGCGAGCGGCAGTTTCGGAATGATGCTGTCTGTTCCAGAACTTATGGATGTCGTAGGGATTGCAACTATTATATATGTCCTTGTAGTGGTCGCTGATAATCATATCCCTAACATATCCGCCAAATATAACCCCGTTATTTTCAAGGACAATTTCCTTTATCTCATTAAACAATATATATTTGATACGATCGGGGACGTAATTGACCTTGATAATCTCCATTGTGTTCTCTTAGCGACAGCAGCAGCAGCAGCAGCGACAGCGGACAGGCTCTTTGCTTGATGACTTCGCAAACTTTTTATGATTTCAAAAGGCAATCAATAATCTGCAAGTTCTTACTATACATACTTATCATATTTAATCAATTTTTATAAATATTGTAAAAAAATAATACAAATTAATATTGCGAATATCTTATCCGATATCATTCTCTATTTTAGCACGAGAATATGCATACATAACCTTTTCAGCCGTATCTATTGGCAGAATATAATCTTTAGCCCCGTAAAATTCAGGGTTTTTACGCGACGCTCTATTCACTAATGTTCTCAGCGCATTTATATCGTGCAGTTCATATTGAAGACGAAATGAAACGTTGTCGCCGCCAGAGCCGCTAGTAAATATAAAAAATATAGATGGTTTTATCTTGTTTATACCATCGGGCATATAGAAACTATTAGGATATTTAAAAGATACATTGAAAACTCCTGAGCTATCTATCTTGTGAATGTTTGGTGTTTTCTCAAATGCTATCTCATAATTAGGGAAAGGCAGACCAGACCCCGAATAATTTGTCATTCTATCTATGGGGTTTGGCGCAGTTAATATTATATTATTATATAATACATTGTTTTTTATAGAGCCCACTATATTTAGCAAAGAATAATCCTTGTTAAATGTTATATTAAAAGCAGTATATTCATCACTAAATATCATTTTATTTTCAAAAGGTTATTTATATCTCTATATTTTAGATATGTTTTATTTTTATGAAATAAAAAGATACATATTAAATATATCTTTAATTAAATAATTCTCTAAATATCATCGATGTCGTCTTCGCCTTCTTCGTCATCACCTTCGTCGTCGTCGCTATACTTGGTAATATAAATGTTATTATAATCATTATCTTTCTTTTTACAATCCTCTATTTGCAAATCATCGAAGATTATGTCTGCATCATTTGTATTATTAATGGTATTAAGATTGCTTTTATTATATGCACTGATTAATGTATCCGAAATTTCCTTGTTATTAATAAGCAGTTTGCATTGCTCCGCATTATATTTATGCACGATATCGACCTTGTTTAATTGGAATTCTCTCATAGATACAGCGATAATATCGCCAGTTTCAATTAAAACCCGCTTGTTAAACCGCCTCATAGACCCCCTTATTACACCAACTGCTTCAGTTCCATTATCGCATAATACGTGAACCCTGCAATTCCCCAATAACTTAATTACATATGCATATACTTCGTGTTCCGTATCAATATTATAGTTATTGTTATTTGCCTTATTAAAATGACTTATTTTTTTCTTATTTCTAATGCTGGTTTGATACATTTATATAAGATGGATATATTATATATATATGTCTATTTTAGTCTTATATTATTTATTTTTCTGTATCAAACGAATGTTTTTCTTTTGTCCTGAGGTATATATTCCTCTTGTTCCTATTATAAATATTTGATTTGTATTGCTCACTAGATATGATATTCTGCATACTATATGTATTCGTATATGGCGTAGCCGCCGCAGTCGCATACATTGTAGCATTACATAGCAATCTTAAGTCGCGTAAGTCAGGGGCACTATTACATCTTGATATGGTTTGTTTATTAATCCCAATAGCGCTATTGATATAGTTTGATGCTATCGCGAGATATGCTATGCACTTAATGTTCATATTTTACTTGTTAATATTTATATATAAGCCTATCATTTTTTATATATTTTTATGCTACTACCTCATAATTCAATTTCCTTTTATGATATTTATATAAATTGCATACCTCGCTATTATCGGGATACCTGTATTTTTCGAACATATTATATATATCATCTATGTGATATTCATTGGCTAATACGTCTTGTCTTATCACTAATTCTTTAAGCCCTGAATGCGATGCCTGATTTTGCAATAGGTCTTTGTATTGCTTCGCATAGTAATACATAAAGGGTTTCGTTAGTATATTATTGTTTTCGCAATTATTTTTAATGGTTATAAACCATCGCGTTTTATCAATTCCAAGAGGCACAAAGTCAATATTCATAATTGATTGCTGTTTATTTGGTAATGTTGTTCGTGTCCAAGTATTATAAGGGAACGAATACATATTATAGTATTTATTATATTTATTATTTTCATTCAGCAATTCCATTTTGTTCGTGGATACATCTACCTTTTGCGTAAAAGATATTCCTAATTTATTATTATTATCCGCGCGCTGAAACTTAAATCTCTTTACCTTTTTAGGTGGTATATTGATATTATAAAGTTGCGGGTGATTTACATCCATCGTATTCAATACACAATCCATAATATTCGCATCAATGTCCATACAAATATTTGTCGTAGAGTATTTCTTATTATTATAGAATGGTGTAGCAGGAGGGTTGCTAGTGTTCGGCTCATAACTCCACCAAAGTTTGTCTTGATATATCATTGTTTCGCCAAAAGCCTTCTCTTCAGTATACTGCATCCCGTGTGCAGGACATACAAGGCACCCATTATTTATTTTGCCTTTATCTAGTTTTGACCCCATATGAGAACATACATTAATTGTCGTATATGTTTTATTGTATTTATTATCATACCAAGTAATCAATGGTAGTTCGCCAATTTGAAAAGGATATGGTTTTTTGCTATCAATATTTTTTACAAAGTTTATACAATGCCATACCTTGAATATTTGAGGAAGGTTGTATGCTATAACTATGGTATTTGCAATTAAATGCAAGAAAAAAATGTATCCGATGTATCGGATGTATTTATAGTTAAAATACATTGTTCATTACCATCATTACTGGTATAATGTTTATATATGTAGGGTTATCGAGGGGATACTTGATATATTTTGCATTATTTATATTTTTATATAACTATTTTGTAGAAGCTACATTATGCCAAGTAAAGACAATGTATGTTCGCGAATTCTAACGCCAAAGCAAGTTGGTCCCATTTGCTGGTTTATGGCTACCTTCGTCTCAATGTTTTATAGCCAACGTAGTAGAAAAATATTACTAGATGCATCGAAGGGATGGGATACAAAAAAGAAGTTATTTAAATTATTAAAGCACGTATTGGATGAGAAATACTTGAAAGTTGGAAGTAAAGAAAGCGAGGATTACAAGCATTTCAAAAATACTGCTTTTGGTGATATATTACAATACTTAAATATTGAAAATAAAGATAAGTTCCCTTACAATCCTAAAAATAATAAGAATGGTTTTAACCCAGACTTATACATTAGTAAATTATATAAATTATTAAATGTTGATTGCAAAATGTTCGAATATACAAATAAAGATGATACGCTTGTATATTCGTTTTTAAACGATGAATATGATTTCATTAAATATACAATCGAAGGCAAAAACAAAAAGGTCAATATATCACTTGATTTCTCTGAAACAAAAAAAGAATATGTGGAAGATAACAATGCACCGCCAATATTACTTGTTATAGTGGGAGATGAAATTGGGGGCAATGGTAATAAGGGTTTCTATAATAAATACTTTCCAAGCAACATAATACCTGATGGTGATACAAAGAATAATCTAAAATCATTGCAAGAAAAAATAACTTATAATAGCAAAGAATATAACTTGGATTCGGTGGTATTGGCTAATTGGAATAATCCAAGACACGCAATTGCAGGTATTACTTGTAAAAAAGATAGGTATGTTTATAATGGCTGGACAAGAACCAGTATGGATCCTGCAATGGGTAATAAACAGGTGGATAGAAATATCCCGTGTGAGTTAATGAAATTTAATTGGAATATTATAAAACATACAGATTTTTGCTTAAATGTTGTTAAATGTATTCCAGATAAATTGAAGAAAAAACTAAAAAATAAAGACGAGCTCTGTTTTAATTTTAGCAAAGGAAAAAGGATATTAATATATGTTCGTAAAAATGCTAAGAGCGACACATCAACAAAGGATGGTTCAGGTGATGTTGCTAAAGCAGTTAGAAAATCTATTACTAAGTCTCCTAAGAAATGCCCTGAAGGCAAGGTATTAAATCCTAAAACAGGACGCTGTATATTGATAAAGAATGCTACTAAGAAGTCTCCTGTGTTGCCTAAGTCTCCTAAGAAATGCCCTGAAGGCAAGGTATTAAATCCTAAGACGGGACGATGTATATTGATAAGAAATATAAAGATTGCAAAGTAATATTTACATAAATAACTTAGAACCACTTAAGTATCCAATATATACAAGGCTTCACCCCATTTATCAATAGTAATTTTTGTCAAATATCTTTTGAAATTATAAGGGGTAAGTAAAGCGTCAAGTTCAGTTATTACTGCGCTATTAACTGCTACATATAATGCTTGCAAGTGCTTAATAGATTTAATAGCTCCTTCTAGAGCCAATAATTCTATTGCTTTAATATCCAATTTCCAAAAATTATATTTAGATGCATCTATATTGTTTCTTTCAAATAAGGTATCCAATGTAATACTTTTATGAGATATCTGAGATATCTGAGGAGACGCATCAATCCACGCAATATTCGCAGTTTCTATACCTAGCCGCCTATTATAAATATCATCTTCTATGAATGATTGCAAACCTACGTGTATGCATCCAGTTATTTTTATTTTTTTAGATGATAAGATGTTAGTTATCTCCTCGATATCAATAATCATTTCATTATATTATTATAAACAATATTATTTTATATATTTTAATTTTACTATACTTTTAATATTCTATTAATATAGAATTAGAATATAATATAACTAATATAATGAATAAAAAACAAAGTGAAGCATTATGTATTCGTAATACGGGAACTTGGGCAAAGGTTAAACCCGAGCATAAGTTTGATTCGCCAAAGTTTAAAAAAGAGCTAGTGCTCAAAGACATTCCTATTTTATCTCCCAAAATCGATGATATGATTAAAAGGATTAATGCGCTGGATGAACGCGATATGGCAAACGATAACAAATACTACAAACACATAATATATAGTGATATATCTGGTGTTTCTGGCGCTAAGATGGTTGCTTCCGCTTTAATCGCAAATGATTTCTCTCTTGTATATTCTAATAAGTTTGCTTTGAGACAAGATATTCCAGATAAAAATAGAACATTTGGGCTTCTAACAACCTCTACGCTGTATCAAAAACCGCTAACAACGGGGTTAAAGAAGAAGATGATGACCCTTATGAACGACCGACCTGCAAATATTAATGGTGAAAATATGCGTATCATCATATTAGATTCGGGGTTTAAGGAAGGTCTAGATGTATTTGATGTTAAATACATGCATATTTTAGAGCCACTCGAAACAAAGGCAGAATATACGCAAGTAATCGGAAGAGGCACTAGATATTGCGGACAGGCTGGGTTGCCCTTTATTCCAAATGTAGGTTGGCCCCTAAATATTTATAGATACAATATAAAATACGACAATTATACAACAATCCACGACTTATATCTTAAACATAGTAATAAAAATATCAGCGCATTTAATTTCATAGCAGATGTCGAAGCGATTATGGTTGCGTCTGCAGTTGATACACCGCTTACTGAAAACCTCCACATATTAAAAGAAAAGAATAACCGCTTCTATGATACAATGATGGTTAAACATAATATCAAAGTAGATAAACCGAAACGCAAAGATTATATCGAGATTGTTAATAATATTCGCGGTAAAATATATACCAATGACAACGTAATTGATTGCAAGAAAAAGTGCAAAGGACCATTTGAGGATTTCCCTTCGGCAAATGCAGTGCTTATTATTGCCGCCGTATTTGTTATTGATAAAATAGGGACACAAACGGATGCAGTTAATGTAAAAAATAGAAAGTTATATATGGGGAATGTTAATAATAAGGTCGATAATTATGTTAAAGATAATACTTTGCTTAGGTATTTAAATGAACTGCACCCTAAACCCCATCTATGCAATATTATAGATAAGAACCAGAACTATTGTGATGCTATAAATAAAATTTGGATGAACCCTATTAACTTTCTAAAATTATATGGGGAAAAAATCATTGAAAATCTCAACCATTATAGGAAGATTAAAGCCATTAATGATAAGAACTACGCGGATGCCTTTAAATTTATTTATGAATACAAAGATCAATTGATACAAAAGAAACCAGTGCATATCCCTGAGCCGCCTAAAACAAAATTGACTAATATTGAATTATATAAATACGTGGAGAAGCATTTTGCCCCCTATAAATGGGATTATATTGATATCAAAAATAAATGCGTTGCTGAAGATGATGATATAACAAAGGCATTACCCAAAGATAATAAGGGCTATGAAATCGTGACCTTCTCGAATACGCAGAATTTTGTTCAGAAGTTCTTAACACCGCAATCGCCCTACAAAGGAATGCTCTTATTCCATAGCGTTGGTTCGGGTAAAACTTGCACGGCTATAGCAACCGCCACGAATACCTTTGACAGGGAGGGCTACAAGATATTATGGGTGACAAGGCATACATTAAAAGAAGATATATGGAAGAATATGTTTGACAAAATATGCAATCTGATAATTCAAGAGCGCCTTAATAATGGCGAGATATTGCCATCGACTAAAGCGAAACGTATGGAGTTTCTAGGTAAAAACTGGCTACAACCTATTTCATACAAGCAATTTACTAATCTGATAAAAGGTAGTAATAAATATTACAAGCAAATGGTCGCTATGAATGGCAAAGAAGACCCTTTTAGAAAAACGCTGATAATCATTGATGAAATACACAAAATATACAGCTCTTCGCTATCGGCGCTAGAGAAGCCGAAGCCCGAAGTTCTTCAAGAGATGATACAAAACTCCTACAAAGTATCTGGCAAGGATTCGCTTAAATTACTTCTTATGACTGCGACACCGATTACGGATGATCATATGAGTGCTATTAAGATACTCAATTTATTATTAGAAAATTATGAGAGATTTCCAGAAGACTTTGATAGGTTCAAAACAATGTATTGCAACGAAAATGGGTTATTCACTGAGAATGGGTCAATCGAGTTTATGAATAGAATTACTGGGTTAGTTAGCCATATTGATAGAACAAATGATCGCAGTCAATTTGCTTATCCTATAATCAATGATGTATTATTGGATATAAATAGACAACATGCAAATAACAATGGAATGTCTGACCTTACTAATAAAATTGCTGAATTTGAGAATAAACTTACTGAAGCAGGATTAACGAAGGATGAGATAAAAGAAATAAAAAAGAATATTAATAATCTGAAAAAAGAATTAAAGAATGCGAATAAAGCAAATGACGAACCGAAGGATATTATAGATTATATTAATAATTGTTTTACTAAAAAGCAAACTAAAAAGAAGAAGCAACGTGATGATATACATAGTTTTTAATGAATGACGACTAGATACTAAATACTAAATACTATAGAATATGGGTGCGTTATATTTAATATAAGAATAATAGAAAAATATATATAGATATGTATATATTATATTCAATAGTTATATCAGCAGTTATTTTTGGCGTTTATCATTATTTTGATAGTATAAGCAGGGATAGAGATACTAACGACGTGCCATATGACGTTAATAAGGATTTATTAACAATTAATAATATTTTGATATATATTTTGATAGTATCTATAGTATTCTTTGTAATATATATGGCTTTTAGCGATGACCTAGATATATTTACAACGCTAGGTATTTACGACAATGACTATAATAATAATTCTCTAGATATAAAAAAAACTAATATAAATCCTGCAATTTTGAGGAATTTTACAGACCCTATGAAGATGGGCTTCGAACCCTATAATAGCGGAGGCTCAAAAAGTAATTCGAGTTCTGACGCTTCATCAGTATCCTCTTCGGAATGCTCTGCAGATAGCGAGTAATCGCTGAAACGCCTATTACGCCTTATATGGTAGAATAGAGGCGTGGTTAATCAATACATTTTTTGGTTTCAGGTTAATAGTATTTTCTTTTCTTCTATCCTCCATAAGAACCTTGTATTCATCTATTGTAGGAATATATACATATTTTGCTTTTTTCCCTTCTTTTATACGGGCGTTAATCTCTTCTAGTGTAGGCAAATCATTGTATGTCGTTGGTTTCATTTCGCGGGTGCTGTGAAAATCTAAATATTTATTTGACAATAGTAATATTTCGTCGTGAAAATCATCTCCTTCAGTCTTATAATATATCCAGCCATCTATATGAATATTTAAGTTCTGTTTCAAGTATGGTGCCAGTTTATCTTGAAAAAAGGCGACTAGTTTTTTATCTGTTTCATATTTAGAAAACCTAACACATTTAGTAGGCATTACTTTTCGCTCTCCCCACGTTTTTTTAATTCTCCCGTCAGGAAGTTTTGTTCGTATAGGCGATTCGCGCCCCGCTTCTGCGCAAGTGACAACTAACAAATCCTTTAATGATGAGCGGTCAGTCTCATCATCATCATCTTTCTCCGAATATTCAAGTTTTTCTATAATATTCCATAATAATTTTATTATTTTAGGGTCGCCTATATTTAATAAATACAAATCCTTCTTCAATTTATATTTAATATTTGTTCCACGCGGACCGGGTATATAATATAAAGGATATACATATTTATAATTCTTTGTTGATTTTTTAATATCATTATTGTCGGGGATTGTTGTATATACTATATTTGATTTATCTCTATCAATTCCGTAGAAAGAAGCGGACGCTTTGGAACTAACAAAAAATGCTTTGCTATGTCTTCTTCTATAGAATTCTTTTACATATTCTTCTTTAGATTTTGAATAATCAAATACATAATCGACACCTTGATATACGTTTGTCCTATTTGGAACAATAGTAATGTCGAAATCTAAATCATCAATGTTAATATTTTTTTTCATAAAATCTTTTAACTTCTTGCTATTCGTTATACTTCTCAAATCCGTTAGCGGGTTATATGTATTAAATACTCGCAATTTTTTAGCAGGTAAGTTCAAGCTCATTATCCTATATTATATCATTATTTTTTATCTGTAATCATATCATAATATAACCTTTTATTAAGAGAATAATAGCAAGATGGTTTAAACTTGCGTCCAAATAAACTATCGCTTTTCAATAAATGCTCTAGTTCCTCCTCGCTAATATTTTTGTAGTTCTTTAATTCTCTCTCAGACACATATTTGTAATTCATATCTTCCCAATTTGCAAATGTGGTTGCTACTTCAGGAGGCGACGCATATGATGTTGATGATATACCATTTGACAATGATAAGGCATTATCATACACATAAGATAAATCATACACATAAGATAAATATGATATATAACATAATTCATCGGGTGCATAAGTGTCTTTGAACCATAGCAAGTAGTTGTTAGGATTGTTTGTGGCGTTTATTAGTAATTCGCTATGCCGTCTATTAAGAATACACCATTGCGATGCTTTGTTAATATATTTTTTTGGAATATATTCTAAGGCTACCTCGCAATCTGGAAAGCAATCATCGGGGTTCGCAATATGAAAATAGGAATACTTAGTATCAAGATGGCTATATATATAATTAAAGGATTTTAATGGTATGCACGATGCCGATAGAAATATAAAGTGCTTATTATTTTTATCCTTTAAAGCCTCTTTAATAAGGACATTTTGCGCTTTCACAATAGATATGTCGGCATACTTAGTATTAATTGTTTTATTAATATTTATCTTGTAATCATTAAAAAATTCCAGTTGTTCATTTGTTTTATAATGAATATAAATGTTATACTTATTTTTACTTATTCCATTAAAGAAATTAAACCAAATATTTTCATGATTGATTACATCATATATTAAAAAGAGAAAGGCAATTTTATTCATTATAACTTAGGATACGTGGATTTATAAATATAGTGATGAATTATATTTATATAATAAAAAATAGGTGTTCACGATGGGACTTGAACCCATAATCTTCGCTTCATAAGAGCGATGCCCTAACCGATTGGGCCACGCGAACTATTTAGAATTTTGTAGTGGAGATTATTCTCAATCCCACTACATACTATATAATAGAGTTAATCTTTATATACTTTTATGGGTTTTAGATTATATAATTAAATTACTTTGAAATAATAATAATCTCTGAGGATGCTTTAGTAGTGTTCATACCATAACTCCAATGAACATCTAATATCGTATAATCTTTATAAAGATTTCTAATATATTCGCAATTATTATATGTTAGCACCCAATTCTTTTTTGAATTGCTTAATTCAAATAATAAATTATGATTAAATCCTTCTTGCAAATCTCCGTTATTCCCGTATAGCTTGGATTTACTTTCTAAATTTTACATCCCTTCTTAATTGGATTAATCTTAATGGCAAAATCATTGGAATTCATCGGCTCTAATAAATCGCTGTCTAATCGGTTAGAGTATGCGTTAGACTTCTGGGGCATCTTCGTAATACTGCAATTGTCTAAAATAGGCGTAGATTGATAAATCATCCCAATATTTCCTGAATCACGTGCAGCAATGCTATTTTCGAAGGGTTTCTTCGTAGTCATTTCAATATCCGACGAATCAGATATAATATTAACATTGCCCGGATTAGGTGTATATCCAGCGCTTATCATAATTCCTTCGCGTGTTCCATCTATTTCTGCGTTTTCATCAGCAGTTCTATCAGGCTGCCTAAAGTCTACGCCAGACCCCGCAATTCCATACTCGTTGGTATCAGATAAGAATTGTTTATGGGTATTTTTAAGTTCCACGTTAGTGCTCAAATAACCACCGAATAAACCTTCGAGAACGCCACCTAAAAATCCATATTCCGATTTTCCTTTAATCATTGTTTCCTTCGTGGTAGTTTTAGCGACCAAATCGGGATTATAAAGAGATACCTTGTAAGTCGTGCCTCCTATATTGCGAATGCTATCTATTTTAGGCATTGTTTGCCGCAAGGTTTTCTTCGCTTCGTCGTCGTCAAATAATATATATCCTTCACCCTTATCTCCCTTGATATTTGCAATAGTCGTATCGTGTATCATCGTTTCTTTAATGGTAGTTTTTGCAATATCATTTAAAGCCGAGTAAGTCTCCTTGTTGCCCGTTAAATTTGCTAGTTCACTATCGTGTATCGTGGTTTCTTTAATGGTAGTCTTAGCGGTATCATTCAAAGCCGCGTATGTCTCCTTGTTGCCCGTTAAATTTGCTAGTTCGCTATCGTGTATCGTGGTTTCTTTAATTGTTGTTTTCATAATATGATTAACGGGGTCATATGTTGTAGCCTTGCTCGGTATTTGGATACTTGGATTACCGACTGCTCTCACTGCCTCTACATTATATTCCTTCATTGTATATTTGAGGACATCCATTATAGGCGCTACAATGGCTTTAACAAGGGATGAGACATTCGACACTACATTGCGAGTTCCCGTGATATTACGCTCATTGTCGTATATTATTATATTACTTTTGCCATAATCATTGAGAATACCTTGACCCGGCGAATTCTCTCCGTATTTTGCAGCGCCCTTATAATCTATGTGAAACTCTTGACGCGCAGTTGGTCTTATATTTTGCGCTGGTCGCTCCGCTTCTTTCGTAATCGCCCCCGTAGTTTTTAACCACATATCTGGCGATACTTCGTAATTTGTGTCTGGGCGATTTTTAGCAAAAGGTGTTATGACGCTCCGCTGCTCTGTGCCTTTTGGCGGTGCTTGCATAGGTATCTCAAAATATGTTTGCTTTTGATTGATTTTACTGCGCAAATCGTCTAAGCTGCGGGGTTTTGCATAGTCCGTCGTATCCATTTGTTGAAAACCGCCAGAGGGCATCGCTTCAAATCCCTTATTAATACCGGGTCCCACTCTGATTTTTTCGATTGGGAAGAAATTATTAACGCGCGACGAATTATTTATTCTCGACTTCAAGAAATCGTCGTTGTTTTTCATACTGCATACGTTCCCTCCAGCGTTCATCTCGGGTTTGAATAAGCAAGGCACCTCTTTCTTATTTTGCCAAAACTGATTATTACCCGTTTTATTATCTAACATCGAAGACATATTCTCGACATCCGTATTTTGCGTGACGTTTTTTCTCAAAAAAGGGGTCATATTATTGTGCGAGAAATTCTCTTTATTTATTTTTTCACCCGTTAAAGATGATACATAGCTATTATTAGAATTTGCTTTAGGCGCATTGTCTGTATCAATTCTCGCAAACATATCCGAATAAGCGGGCTTCGCGATTATCCCCGTATCATATGGTGATTTTGACTTTTCATATAATATGTTGCTCCGTTTCTGCTCATCTTCTTTCACTTTATCCCAATATCTAGAGCTATATATATTGTTCATTGATGGTATGTCATTGTCGATAGAATATAAATCCATTATTAACCTCTAATGAATAAAGGAAAAAAAATAGTTAGTATATTATGTATAATAATTAATATTTAATAATTATTATTTAATAATTATTATTTAAGAAATACAGCAATATATATTGTATATACATAAATATTATCGCAAACAATGGGGAGTTTAGAAGAAATCGTCGACAACACACGAACAGATAAGAATACTACACATTCTTATTTACCGCTTTATCAGAAATTATTAATTAGTAAAAAAGAGACTGCTAAAAATGTCTTAGAAGTCGGGATATGCTTGGGTGGCAGCATTAAATTATGGAAAGATTTTTTCACAAATGCTAATGTATATGGGCTAGATATTATTGATTTATCTAGCGTATGGGAAGGTATCAGGAATAGGGAAGACATCATCTTGCATACATCAACGGATGCATACGATGAAGAGGTTTTTGCTAAGAACTTTTTGAATAAGGATGTTAAATTTGATTTTATGCTGGATGACGGACCGCATTCTCTAGAAAGTATGAAGCAATTCATTAAATTGTATTCGCAAATATTGGCGGATGATGGCATATTAATTATCGAGGATGTTCAGGCTTATGAGTGGGTCGCAGTGCTTTCCAATGAAGTTCCTGAACATTTGAAAAAATATATTAAAGTATATGATTTGCGACAAAATAAAGGTCGCTATGATGATATTGTATTTACAATTGATAAATGCAATGTATAATCCGTCTTATCAATTCTTGCATTTGACACTGGGATACATAGTGCCGTATGGGTAGCCTGGCTGATATGCTAAATTATCTTTGGATTTATTTTTCCATTCGTCTAAATTGTTAATTAATTTAGCGCTATTATCTGTTGGGAAAAATACAGATTGGTCTTCGGGATATTCTATTATCGGCACGTGATTATCCTTAGCAACCATTCTATAATTTACGGGAACTCTGTCAAACGCCTCTATTGCACGCGCTTGCGGGTCAAAGCATAGCCATTCCCATCTATTAATTCCTGTTTCTTTTAATGTGCAAGGCGGGTTTGAAAGCCGCGTATCCTCTCGTGGTATTATGCAAGAGCGGGGTTTGTCAACACCTTTAATATTACATCCTGTAGGGTTATAACTACCCGGCAAATATTCGTCAGCATTACACTTTGTATTTTTATAATTTAATCCTAGCAACTCACTGGAGTCATCAACTGCCTTTTTCATACTGCAAGTATTTTGTCCGTAACTCTGATATCTTAATGCGGGGTCATTGGGGACATCTTGAAAACACTCAACGCAATCGTTATAAGGGGTTTCTAGTTGATACAAGCCGGGTCCAATTGTTCTTTTTAGTTTTTCCTTATAACTACAACTATCATAATTTAACCTCGTATCTATATATTGGTTCATATCTAATAAAATAATATATTATTTTATACATAAATAAATAGATATGCTTATATTAATACCATTATTACCATTAATATCTAATAATCAAAAAAAGATTAAAGAAGGTTTTTATAGCAGCGGCAGCGGTAGCGGCAATGACTTCGACAATCGCGATGAAAGAGAACAAAATAACGTGGTGAAATACGATATAATCAGCGCACTTTATCTTTTATTATTAGGATATAACGCAAATTATTATTATAAATGGGGGATTATGGATAATATATGCATTGTTTTACTATATATTCTAACACTTTCGATATCTGTTTTTGCAGCCTACCTTTCTTTCACTTGCAATTGGAAAGGGCTCGTTAATAATCTCGTAATCAAATTATTATTCGCTCTCCTAGCGTTTATGTTGGGACCATTTTACTTAGTATGGTTCTTTCTTGTTAATTATTTAGGTAAAATGTGCTAAAAAATATAAAAATAAAAGTATTACTAGGTATCTCCTACGACCCAGCACCGCATTTATTGTAATTTATGTGCGGCGGTAAAGGGACTTCTCTATACATTATCGATTGACAAGCGGGAAGATGGAGCATTGTTGTATCAATAGGGGCGGTCTTGTCATTCTTGATAATCCCGTCATTCGTAGGAACATATTGGTTTGTCCCGCATTTAGAAATAATACGGGTCTGTCCTCTTAATTCGCTGTCTAAATCCACTAAGTTCCCTTGAACGTGTGATACTGCAGTTCCACCGACAAAACCTAATTGGTGTCGGCATTTATTGATATGCTCGTATCTATAGGGTGAAAGAACATAGCTTAGGGTGCTTACATTCTCTTGTAAATCCTGCTTGTAAGAACAAGTATCGTATGTTGTTCTATTAAAACTCATATTATCTTCTATTATATAATATTTTTTTATTATACGGAAACATTTTTATTACGCCCAACCCAATTGCAATTTTTATTAAACTCTGCGCGGTGTATGTATGACCGCGTATCCTCGCCCCCATTTGTCCATACAGGCACTATGTTTTTAGGGTCTTGGACATCTTTCATAAAATCTAATAAAGGTATAAAGTTATTCATCTCCTTTTCCATAATCAATTTCTTGCATTGGAAGGGGTTCGTGTTATTTCCTTCAATCAAGTTTAATTCATCGCCTATATTTCCCGCTCCACATCTTAGACTGGGTCCCGATGTAAATATGCGGTTATTCAATTGTATCTTACATTTGTCTTGGGTCATACCATCGGGGTTATTGCGTAGCATCGAATAATTATCAATTAAACAATCGTCCGCTAATCCATATCCGGGTCGCCCTCGTAAATTAGGGTGTTGCAAATAGCCGTCCGTCATTCTAACATTGGGATTTTCGCAGCTAACAAAATTATTAGGGAGCAAATTATATTCCGATATCTTATTATTATGCAGTTCCTTCGCGGTTTTCCAACAATCATCCGAGCATATACTTGTTGTTGTATCAAACATATTATTATTCATTATCTATTTGTAAATAATAAATAAAAAAATTATATATTATCTTTAATATAATTTTTTTTCTCGCATTTTTCTAATATATCGCAATTTATATCGAATTTTATGGTATCATAGCCTTGCTTATATTCTTTGTCTAGAACGTGGTTTTTATATTCGTGGATTTTCCATTCATTATTATTACTACTTATACCGATAGTTTCATCTATTCTATCATCGCCAATCTTAATCTTATTAAATGTCTCATTCACCTCTATTTTATTTATGTATGCTGCTTCCGCTTCCGCTGCTTCGGCTGCTTCGTTATTTGTTGCTTTATTCTTATAATGCAGTAAGTTCTCTTCGCCTTTTTCATTTTTAACATAATCCTTGTATTCCAATTCATACGTTGAAACACCATTAGCAGTCTCAATGTTATATGTTAATGTTGTAGATTTTTTCATTATATAATATTTATATAATCGTAATATTTATATAGTCTAGCAGAAACTATCATTTGCCGTAAAATTACTCAGGGCTTTTAGTTGCTTATTGGTATATTGTTGGAAGCAATGCTTCCGAAGGGGCAACTTATTCTTGGTAAATAAGTCATCCTCGTGAACCCAGTCATTCAATGTGCGTCTGTCAACGATACAAGATTGTCCTCCGCCGCAAGGGCATACATATTCGGTAGTTAGCATCTTTGCTTTATAGATATACTATACCTAGAGATTTACTAAAGATAATCAATTTTTATATAGATATATATAAAATAGATGAACCCTAAAAAACAACTTGGAGATATAAAGTTCCCTATGCGATATTTGCCAAAAATGTTAGCGAAGGAAGACAATAAAAAGCAAGCCAAAATGTTAATAAAATCTAAAAATCTATACAAGGAAGGGGTCTATTATAATAGAGAGAAGGTAGCCTCATTCAAAAATAAGAAGTCGCCCCATATTGTAAATGCGCGTAAAATATATAATATCAAGAACATTGCACCTAATGAAGAATTAGCAAAGAAAACAGGTTGCAAATTAGAGGTATTAAATAAGATTGTTAGGAAAGGCGAGGGGGCATATTATTCGTCAGGTTCTAGACCGAACCAAACACCTCAATCGTGGGGACTAGCAAGATTAGCAAGTGCTTTAACATCGGGGAAAGCCGCAGCAGTTGATTATAATATAATTAGAGATGGCTGCGACCATAAGAAGAAGGCTTTTGTATTAGCAAATAAAGCAAAGAAAAAATATAATTATGGACACGCGAAAGCTAAGAAAGTAGCAGTAAAAGTAAGGTAATATCAAGTATTATCTAGTATTACCTAGTATTACCTAGTATTACCTAGTAATACCTAGTATTACCTAGTATTACCTAGTATTACTAGAGTTGCATACATTGAATAAGCATTCTTCAAATAACTTGCCTCTAGCCTCATCATCGTGGATACAATTATATATCTCTATATTCTCTGAATTGCTTTTATATGTGATATCTTGATTAAAACATTTGGTGCATCCTAGTATTAATATAATTTTATATTTTAAGTTTGGGTATTTATTTAGCAATATATTATCTAAACATTCTGCTTCGCAAATATCTTTCATAACATCGCTATATGCAGCACCTTGTTCATCGTGATGGCGACACAAATGCCCCTTCCGAATAAACATAATATGTTCGCCAGTCGTTTCATTATTCTCTTTCAATATATTAAGTAATCTATCGCATCTTCTTGCGTATTTTTCTTTGTCAGCAATTAGCAAACTTTGAATTTCAAAGTCGTGATGAAAATACACATCATACTTATTAACTCTACTTTCATTTAATGGCGCAGTATATTCATTAAAATCGCTATCAATACATTTGGCTACACCAGTATATGATACATTCCAATCAAATGGAAGCGACATTTTCCTAAAATTATATTTATTTAAAAGATACGCTACATCACAATCAACACCTATTGGCACAAAAATCATCTTTTAAATACAAAATCTAGATATGTTTATATATATCTAATAATATGTTTATATATCTGATATCTAATATCTAATATCTAATATCTATATACATATCATAAAAAGAATACTATATTCATTATATTCATTGCATTCATTACATTCATTACATTGATTACAATGACTACATTGACTATAAATGCGTCGAACTTCTAATGTCCTGATAAATATTATCATAGCATTGAAGTGTATCTTCTTTGCACGATTTCCCCGAATTATATAACCAGTCTCCTAGTTTTTCACGTTCATTTGGTATAGTCGTCGACGGCATCGTATAAAATTGGCGTGGTAATAAGGATTTGTTATATAAATCGTCGGTTTCGCGAAATACATTCTCATTAAAATGGTCATTCATATCTTTGCTTATTTTAGAATTTTCAATAGAACACGCTGAGAACATATTATTTTCTAATATATTTGGGTTCATAAATGGGTTAGACTTAGTAGGCTTCACGCATTTTTTATTATTTATAATATCAAGGTTGTTATCATTCAGATACTTTTCTATCTGCTTATTTTTTTCATATTGATAATTGTATATAATTATTGAAATTATCATAATTATCAATACAAATAATATATATTTGGAATCATTAAAAACTAATGTAAAAATAATCCCTAAAAATAACAATCCTCTTATTATAGAATTAAGTTTCTCTTCAAACGTCATATTAATATCAGGAATTAATATAGGTATTGTTAATATATTTAAATTATCTAACCAAAACATTATTTTTTGTTCTTATCCTAATATCTATATTATTTTTAATTATTATCACTCGTCATTTTTACACATTTCATTTCTTTTCGCAATCTTTGTCTTCAATCTATTAACGGCTGCTAACTTTTTAAGCGCAGGTTTATTAATTGACTGCTTTGAACCGCCTTTTTGATTATTCATATTTCCCATCATATTCTTGAACATATCCATACCTTCCTTATTATTCATCATAGAAGACATCATATTCATCATTGAAGCCATATCAGGCTCGTTCTTTCGCTGGTTATTCGATGACGCAGCACCTGCGCCTCCAGTTCCTCCAGCAGCACCTGCGTTTCCAAATAGTCCAGGCATTGTCGAAGCAAACTTAATAGCATCTTGAAGAAGGTTTTCTTGCTTCAATTCACCCGTTGATATCTTGTTAGCCATTTTTCTGCTAACGTTAGAAATAAGTTCGCTAAAACCACTATCGGGGTCGCCAATTGCCTTTAGAATATCGCCATTATCACCGATAGATTTTTGCAATTTATCAACATCCACGTCTTCTAGTATTTCCTTAGCGAGTTTCCCAAGCATTGTATCTTCCATAGCCGACATATCGATGCCACTGGTTTCCTTGCCCTTCTTTGTCTTCAGTTCATTCAATCGCGATACAACCTTTCTATGCTGAACATTAGTAATACTATCAAGTCCTATTTCATTTTTAGTATCTTGTAGAACGGATACATAAGTTTTAACATCGTCGTCGCTAAGTTCATCCATAAATAAATAGAAGACTGAGAAAAAGTGATGACATAGGTAGTCGTCTTTTAATAGCTTACGGATAGATGAAACGGGGATATTTTTGTAGATGCAAACATCCTTTACTTCGTCAGAGAGAAACCAGTCATTTGAAGCATTAATGTCGTCAATCGCAGTGTAGGAAGCCCAAAAATCCGAAGGGATACCTCGAACGTGTATAATATATTCATCTGACGATTTATCTAATGTGATATAATTATCTTTTATGGCTTTAACAATACTTTTGCCAAACACCTGCTCGTCGGCATCATCGCCTTCTCTCATCTTTTTAGCAAACCCCTTTATACGCTTAATTAAATCAATATAATATTGGTTAAATATAAATTGACTTGACATTTTTCTTTGATTTTTTAATACACTATAAAAATATATTATGATAATTCCTTATATATCTTTATAAAAAATAAAATGTTGTTCAGTCTATCTAGACTAGAACTTCTGGTCATCTCTGAACTTCTTTAATTCTTCCATCGATTGCATAGTTTTATCATTTTTAGAAGTCGATGTAGTGTCGTCGCTATTAATATTTTGAATACCATCACTAAGGTTATTGTCGTTTGTTATAAAGTCCCATTTATAATTTTTATCATTTAGTTCCTTCGTTTCATCTTCAATTATCGAAAAATTATCAGAGAATGATGCAGAATTCAATGTGAATGCTAGAGGTTCGTTTTCACATTCGCT